CATAGGACCTTAAGTCCTATGTCCCCTTGGAGCAATTTCCGCAATTTTTAATTGACGGTGTTCATTTACGGTGAATACTGGCCATGATAAGATTCGGCTCGAATTCCTCTATTTATCTGCTAATTTTAGTGCATATTTATGTTTTCCACTTAGTCGTGGATTATTTCGGGAGCCGCTTTTATTAAAATGTTAGCATGAGAAAACATTTATCGCCGCTTTTATTAAAATGTTAGCATGAGAAAACATTTATTGCCGCTTTTATTAAAATTTGTTAGCATTGAAAACATATATCACCTTATAGATTTGAATAAATCTTTAAATTATTCAACCCTTTTTATAGAGTTATTAAACTCTTAGGTTATGCTTTATAGCATACAAACAATTATTACATTACACCGAATATAAAAGTGTGAAGCCTAAATTATCGTAAGGATAAAGGAAAATACGATTTTAAGAGAGCCTATTTTTATAGATGTAATACGTTAGCTACTATTCAGTAGTGGTATCCTAACGTGAGATGCGAACCATCAGGACGCCTTCCTTTCTGGAGAGATAAACTAATCTCATACTCTCCTAGTATTCTAGATTGCCCAACAACAAAACAACAAAAATACAAACTTTTTAAATAATAGCACTAGTGCTATTCCATGTGTAACTAGGCGAGAAAGTACACAGCGATATAATCGCATTAATCCGCCACCACCTATGATTGCTTCATTAAATGAAGAAATCCGTCCTAAGAAGCACGTGAGCTTCCAATTAGACACTGATAACATTCCATTAGCCGAAGACCCAGCAAAAATTCTTGAATATATATTTGAGAAACTTAGTTTTGAAGAAATTCATACTATTGATGAATCTTTAACTAACCCTAATATTGTCACTGTCGACAACAAGAAACTTAAAAAGTCTATCGTTGAATTTCCTCTTGATGAAATGCGTAGAGATATCTATGCAACCATGTTTAAAGAAGAAGATGTCAAGATGAATCCTGTCGAAGAGTGTGCCCACCTTTTAACTCTCGATACTATTCAGAAAGGCATTTCAACAGATACTACTTTTTCCCCTCAAGGTTTTAGTCTAAATGTTAAACATGACCATGAACATAAATGGGGTGGAGAGAAAATTTTAAAGGATGTCTATAGTTATTTCAAACCAAATGCTGCTTCTAGTATAGAGTCACAATCGGAATATCATAGCTGCAGAGAACCTAGCAAATTACTATCCAAAGAAACTATTTCAATTATGCTGTTATTAGTAGCAGCAATTTTAGTTTATGCTAAGACGGGAAACCGTAGTCTTAAATATGTTATAGTAGTAACAACATTAATTTGTGTATACTATTACGACGATCTTATTGATACTGAAGAATTTCCATCAACTAGTGATATTATCACTATGTTTGATATGGAGGAACAAGCTATTGATTTAGAGACTGTACATTTAAAGCCTCAAGGCTTTGATGATCTTAGTGGACCTTTAGTCACTATCCTATTGGGATGCGTCAGCGCAATTGCTGGATACAAAACCAAACAAAGCTTATATGCTACTTTATTAAATATAACCAAAATTTCTTCAAGTCAAGTAACAAATGTTAGTTCTGTATTATTATCCGTAACCCACAAAATATCATCTTTTCTACATGAATTAACAGGATTAGAATTTACCAAATATTTTTATGTGGACATGATTTCTAACGAACAAGTTGCAAAATTTGTAGCTGATTGTGAAAAATTTATTTCCCATTTTAACGCTGGCATTCCTGAAACCGCAGCACAAACAAAGTGTATGGTTGATGAACTTATTGATGAAGGTAGACGTTTGTTTATCAAAATTGATAAAAAGTCCTATGACTCAAGAATGGTATCACAATTTTTAGATAAATTAGTGGTACTTAAATCTAAACATAATGATATTCTATTGACCCCAAATGGTTATAGAGTTGAACCTGTTGGATTACTACTTAGGGGAGATCCCGGTATCTATAAGACTGTACTCATGCGGCGTATCGCTATTTTAGTCGCACGAGTAACAATTCCAGATATTTGGGTCGATTCCTTTGTGGAAGATGACAAACAATTTATATATCCTCTCCCTACTGACCAATTTTGGGAAGGATATACTAATAAAGCTTGGATAGCAACCATTGATGATGTTTTCCAAACCAGAGACTCTATTACGCCAGATTCTGAAGCTAAGAAAGTCATTAACATGATTAACACCGCACCTTTCAATTTAAGAATGGCAGATGTTTCTCATAAAAATTTGACCTTCTTTAATTCAGCTTTCGTTTTTGCTACGAGTAATATTAAATCTTTTAATACACTGGTTTCCGTAACGTCTCCTGAAGCCGTACAACGTAGATTTCATTTTGAAGTTTATGCCCGTATAGCTCCAAAATATCTTAATCAAGATGGTTCTCATAAATTACCTACTCGTGATGAACATACAGAATTACCTAACGATCTATGGTCGTTTACCGTCGAAATCAAAAACGGTGGTAGTACAGAAATCCATCAAGATATTTCACTCATTAAACTTTGTAAACTATTAGTAGCAAGAAGAAGAGCACATGTTGCGAATCTACATGCGAATATCAGAAGTGAGCGTGAATTTGTCAGTGAAATCTTAGAAGATTGTGAATTTGAAAATCTCAATAGAGATGAAACACTTAGTTCACATTTTACCAATTTAGGTAAAGATATTAAGGATAAATTATGGAGTCAACATATTGACATCATTGTAAAATATAAAAAGTTCGATTTTTACCATAAAGATTTTGAATCTCTTAACACTACTATGACCAATTTTTGTGTTTATGATGCAGAAAAGGACTGGAGAAGTCCTGCACATTTTGACGAAATCTTTATTAATTATATTAGAAGCGTTGAAGAACATAACAATGAGTATAAGAACAGTAGTCCGAATCTACATATAAGCCACTTTAAGGAAACTTTGAACTCAGTTAGTCAATTCCTCAAAAAGAATGGCCTAGTAATATTAGCTCTTGGAGCTGTTTTAATACCAATTTGTTATAAGATATATAAAATCTTTACTTCCGTTGAAGAATATAATTTAGAACCTGAATCTGTTGATTACAGCCGTATGAACAGAACTAAAGTAGAGTACAAGAAAATTGTGCCTCTATCAAAAATTAATGTCCCTCACAACATATCCCCACAGGGATTAGCAATGGATTTAGATTTGCACCTTTTGCCGAAATTTGATGGTCTTGACTTTGGAGTCAAAAATAATGCCACTGACGTATTAGCCAAATGTGTGAATAAATACTTTTACATTATGTACTTGTCCGTGGGTGGTGAAAGTTCCTATATCAAAAGACTGGGACATGCAACTAATATTGAAGGACAAATTTTTATGTTCCCTTTTCACTTTGTTATGCTTGTAGCTAAATATGTTGAAGAAAGGGAAATAGAAAATCCTGAAGTTATTTTTACTACCACAAATGGAAAATCTATTCTTAGAGTCACTTTACATGATTTTATGACTAAAATTAAAACTACTAGTTCTGCTGCCGATTCAGACGTTTGTCTGCTAAAAATCAGTGGAGCTCAAAAGTTATCTAAAGGTCTAATATCGAACGTGCTTACACGGAAAGATTTACAAAATTTATGTAGAACTACAAGTTTCAATGCTATCTTATTTGGTACCAGAGCAGCAGTTAATGATCCAAATGCGATTTTTATAAATTCAAGCTATGTTACCACCTCTCTAAACAAAGGTTCTATCAAAGTAGATGCTGTATGGTCCGATCCAGGTACTGGATATGCTCTAAATAACACTTTTATGTATAATACAAATAGTGGTAATGGAGATTGTGGATCATTGCTAGTCCTACAAGATGGAAATTATGAAAATAGAGTATTCTGTGGAATGCATGTTGCCGGAGGTACCAATTTTGGAGTTTCATGCTCTTACGATCAAGAATCGTTGCGTGAAACCATTGATGCCACTTATGGCAAACAAGAAGTTTTTGAGAAAATGGAACATCCACCATATTTGGAGCAACCGACTTTGGTTCCCCAATCTGGTTTAATTCCTCGATACAAAATTTCACCATCTTTCTTTAGAGCAAGTCCTTCCAGGTCTAATTTACAAAAATCTAAGTTCCATAGCAAACTTCCCGGCAGTTATGCCTCAGTAGGAACGTTACCTGCTAAACTAAGAAGTTTTACTAATAAAGACGGTGTAGTTATAGACCCAGGATTATTATCTTTCTCTAAATATAGTCTGATTCCCCCACCTATTGATGTGGATAAGGTGGATCAGGCTATTAATTCATACGAAAATTTACTTATAGCACATTCAAAAATTAAAACCAGTGAACGTGGTATATATGATTTAGAAACGGTTTTACATCATTTCGAGAATCTGAACAGTATTGCTTCTAGCACCAGTTCGGGTTTTCCTATGAGTAACAATGATAAGACAAATTTTAAGAAAATTTACTATCAAGCTATGCAGGATGGCAACGCTGAGGCTTCGCAAGCAGCGTTAGCTTCTTTAAGAAAGGAGTACGATCGTGTAGTAGATATGTATAAGTCTAATATCAGACCATTCTTTGTCTATAAACAATGTTTAAAGGATGAAACCTTACCTAGAGAAAAAGTTATAATAGGAAAAACTCGCTTATTTAGTGCTTGTCCTTTTGTACTTTTATGTCTATTTAGGTCTTATTTTGGAGCATTTATTAGTGATTACTTTTCTATGAATCTGAACGTTGGTTCCGCAGTAGGAGTTAATCCATACGGTTCTGACTGGGATTCATTAGCCAGAAGATTATTAAAATTTTCAGATCATTCAAGCGAATCAGTTATTGCAGCTGGTGATCAAGGTCAGTTTGATGCCAGACAGTGGCCCGTTATTCATAATGCTATCGAAGAGATGATTAATAGATGGTATGGTGCAGATAATCCCGATAATAAAATCAGGACTCAACTTTATCAAGAAATCGTCTTTTCAAGGCACGTTTATGAGGACCATGTTTATTTTTGGCATTCAGCATTGCCTTCGGGAAATCCGATGACTGCTATTTTGAATACAATATACAACAACGTTTTATTCCGTTTGTCTTGGATTAATGCGGGCTTAAACATAGAGTCATTTAATGACAATGTGTATGTCTGCATTCTCGGAGATGACAACATATTTTCAGTAAGTAAGCCTTATAGGGAACAGTTTAATGAATTAACTTTACCTACATTAATGGCTGAAACGGGAAATAAATATACAACAGAATTAAAAGGTGAAGCTATGTATGCTTTTAGACCGATTACCGACGTTGAATTCTTGAAACGTTCTTTTATAAAAATAGAACATCTAAACAGATGGGTAGCTCCCCTTAGAGAAGAAGCCATAGCAGAAATGCTTAACTGGACTCAGAAAGGCAGAGAGGGATCCCAAATCAGTTTAGATAACTTAGTTTTTGCCATTCGAGAATTTTCTCTGCATGGTGAACAAAAATTTGAGTACTGGAAGAAACATCTTTTAGAACTTAAACAAGAGGTTTTTCCACATATGAAACCTCACGGCGAAATTCCGTTAAAATACAATTTATGTTTAGATGCAGTATTGAAGTTAAAATACGAATTCTAATGCTTCGAAAGCAACTGGTCATGTGATCTTTAATTAGACAAATTACGTTAGAATAGATAATGTCTTTTTAATTGCTATGATTCGGAATGTCCTGCCTATTTAGGAAGAGTCACAAACAGGACGAGAGCAGCCCTCTCAAACAAATAGATCTATTCTGCTATGTGCATATGAGTGTACGCATGTAGTTAATAAATTCACTTGCTACAATTAAACAAGAAAATGTCGTCATTAGTGACGCACCTGTTGGCCACATGGCTAGCAACCCTAAGGGGCAACCAATGGAAGTCCCCCATGACCGCGAAGTCGAAGTTACTGACGGTCAACAAACAGAAATGGCAACAACAACTTTTGTTGATGACCATAAAGTTGTGTCACAAGATGAGACACATATTACACATATTGATTCAACAATGCTGCGTGTTTTCCAATCACAAGCAGCTACTGATGATATTATTTCGTTTTTGAAGAAACCTGTTAAATTGTTTGGTGGAAATTTTTCCATTTCAGACACTTATAGTTTACTCACAAATACAAGACTACCACGTAGTGCTTTTACAACACCACAGGGAGTATTGTGGACTGAAAAACTTAGAGGTTTCTTTGGAATAAGAATGGACATGAGAGTCCGTATTGTTGTCAACGCCAATAAGTTCCAGCAAGGCAGATATTGTCTAGGCTGGGTTAATCATGGAGCAATGACACCTACTTTATCCAAACTGAAGAATACTGATTTCCAAAACATGCATATGGCTACTTTAGTCCAACGAACTACTATTCCACATGTGGAATTGGACCTTGCGAATGATACTGCAGCAGAAATGCTGATACCTTTTCAAGCTCCAATTTCTTTTTATCCTTTAAATGGAATGTACTCTCCGTTTGACGATTATCCTGATTTAGGATATTTAAGTCTTTATCCGTACTCTCCAATGGTAACTCCTGAGGGTTCAACCGTAGCTGGTTATACAGTATACGTAAGCTTTGAGAATGTTTCTCTCTACGGAGCAGCCTCTCCTCAGGCTGGACTCGATAGAAAAGAGACTTCAAATAAAAGTTTAGGTCCAATTTCAGGAATTTCTGCGCCTCTAGCAAAAGGCTTTAAAGAATTTGCTAATATTCCAACATTGGGAGTAATTGCTAAACCTATTTCTTGGGTGGCTGATTGCGTTACTAATGTTGCAACTTTCTTTGGATTATCTAAACCAAATCCAGGTTCAAATTCAGGAAGGATGCAAATTGTTTCGATGCCAGGCCATTCAACTGTAGATGGTGATTCCGATGCTAGAACGTTGGGATATCTTTCTCAACCCGGTACTCTTCCTATTGTTGGAATTTCTGGTACTGATTATGATGAAATGGATTTCTCATTCATTAAATCAAAACCGGCTTATTTCCAACAATTTCTTATGAGAGATACTGATGTTAGTACTACTGTTTTGACAAGTTGGAATGTAGATCCATACTCGGCTCGTATTGATACAGCTGGAGTTGGAGGAACAGTTTCTCACTTTCCTCCCGTTTCATTCTTGGCTGCTCAATTCAAATACTGGAGAGGTTCACTTACCTACCGGTTAAAAATTGTCAAAACTTCTTTCCATAGTGGTCGAATTTCAATTGCATTCTTTCCTGTTGACGAATTATCGCTTACTTCTAATGAACAGTATGTAAACCGTATGATTGTCGATATAAGAGATTGCACTGAAGTTGAATTTACTGTTCCTTATATTTCAAGAAGGCCATGGACAACACTTGGTGAGCGAATAGGACAAATTACTATTACTGTAGTTGATCCTTTAGTAGCACCTACAACTGTTTCTCCAAATATCACCATATTGGCCGAAGTTTATGGAGGAAAAGATTTTGAAGTAGCCGTTATGGGTCAATTCTCTTATAATCCTTCTAGAATTATACCGCAAGGTTTAGAACTCGGTGAAGGTGACGCTCTATTTAGTCAACCCTTAGGAGCGTCTACTTCTAATGCCGATCCCGTTTTAATGACTTCTGCATGTATTGGAGAGAAAATCACTAGTGTTAGAGCTTTAATTAAAAGATTTACGCCAATTCGTAGACTTTTGACTAATGCTGGTGGAGACAATAATGGAAAAACAATTAAGATCATTCCCGACGCAATTCCATGTATTAATGGTATATTAGCTGATCCTACAATAGCATTTAGTGCTGATACGTATGCGATTTGGGCTTCATGTTATGCCATGGTAGGTGGAGGAATTAGATTTCGTGATGTTATCGATACAGGATTGTTAACTGCTAATGGTGCCGTTTTACATGCACCTGTAGTTTCATCCTATGATATTCAAGATAACAGTGTTCCTTCTGCTATGATGATCAATTCAGCTCCATCAACTTATCCAGTGAATTATCCATTGGTATTAAACTCTTTGGAGAAGGACAGCAGTCTTACTGTAGAACTTCCTCAATATACTCGAACTCTGGCACGAAGTGTTGGAGATTTAATGATCTTCCAATTTACTGGTGCTCCCAGTTATGAAGATTATACTCCTACTGGCAATGTTACTGGAGGTAGACTTAGTTTTTCAATTCCTGAAAATTCTACTGTCACTCCCGTTGCTGGTTTCTCGGTACATAAAATATATCGTGCCGGAGCAGATGATGCTCAATTTTACAGTTTTATTTCTGTACCTCCGATGTTCAACACTCCTTCTGTTGATACATCAACTTTCGCTTAATGCGAAACCAATCAAAGCCCTCGAATGTTACAGGTTTATTCGTGGGAAGAAACTTTGAACCTCCTGGTTTTCTCAGGTTCATTGATTTTCGGGTTTTTCAATCCCTTACGTAGATTGAGACAGTAAATGTCTTCACATCAGTTTATTAGGGGTTGGTCTCCCCTATAATCTGTGTGGCGCAACGAAACGCGTCCATTTGCTGCAAACGGCTG